CACATCTACCTCATCGACCTGTTTTTCTGCATCAAAATCGACGATGTTCCAGACACCGGTGTTGAAATTGAAGTACGCCGCATGACTTTCAGGTTCCCTGGCGTTCCGTGCCTCGTAGAACAGGGTAACGTTCGGCTTGTCGCCGAGCAGCTTGATGCCCGAGTCGAACCATCCGGCAAACACGCTGCCACCGCGTGCTGACATGAAACTCATGTCGTCCTGGCGTTCCTTGCCGGTGTGATGGGCGAGGATTGCGGTCACCCGATAGGTATCGATCAGCTTGTCCACCCTGGACAGGAACTTCTGCACATCTTCATTCTTGTTTTCCTCGCCGGAGAAAAAGTTGATGATCGGATCAATCATGATCATGTCCGGTTCGTGGAACTCGATCGAGCGTGCCACCATCTCGATGTCGGCATCACGCATCAGGTTTTTCTGCAGGCGTCCGGTGACGATCAGGTTTTTGTCAATCAGCTCGGTCATTTCCGGGTGCTTCTCGTAGAGTTTCAGGTACAGTTCCACCCGGTCACGGATGTAGGCATCGATGATCTCGGCCTGTAACCACATGACTTTCAAGGGTCTTGGAAATGCCTTGCCCATAAACTTTGTGCCCGTTGCCGCTGCGGTCGCGAAGGCGCCGATCCAGTGGGACTTGCCGATCTTCGGCTTGCCCAGGAGCAGTACCCGGCCGCGTTCAAAGATAAATTTGTCGCCCCAGTATTCCTCCGGCGTCGGGATCTCCAGTTGGCGGAAGTCGCCCCATGGCATCAACCCGAGGGGATCGGTCTTTGCCGGTTTGACTTCCGCCAGATTCTCTAGAGGGTCTTCCTGTTCGAGAATCTCTTTCTGTTCGTCTTCAAGATGGATCTCCCACTTGCTCGTTTCCCATCGGAGCATCCCCATCTCTATGTCTTCCGGGTGTCTCTTTATATGTCCGCTGACGATGGACATCGTCGTAGTTGTAACCTCTATGGGTGACAGCGGGGGTATGTTTGTCTGGTTCCAGTCCTGTGCCTTGAGCAGTATTTCCCGCTGTCCCCAGCCCTCCCTGATCCAGCGCCCGACCAGGCGTGCCAGCTTGTCGTTGCGGGTACCGATGTCAGCGCCATGGACATCAAGGGGAGACTTGACGATGGAGGTAACCTTCCCCTGGTTGTTGAATTTTGCAACTGCATTCAGGTCTTTCTGCCCCAGGCACGGCAATGCGTCCATGCTGTCAAAGACGTATTGGTTGGACGCGGTGAAAAAATAATCCTGGGACGGGCAGAGCATGACGTAACCGCCGATGCCCCTGATGTCCAATTTGTTGGAACCGGCAGAGTTCCTGATCTCGAGGTTCGGGTTGATGCTGTAGAGGAAGTGGACGCCGCCGCGCGGGGTGGTTTGCCGCAACGGTGAGCGCATCACCGAGCCGCTGTCGACAAAGTCGATGGCTTCGACGCTGTCGGCATCGAGGACCACGAAGTTGATGCCGGTCAATGCCGCCCAGTTGGCCTTTGGAAACTTGTCAAGCCATGTAGTTAGCTCCTTTTGGGTGGGTTGTACGCGTTGGTAATGCTCCCATTTAACCCGCGGCGTCTTCGACCAGCGTGACTTGACCTCCTCCTCGGTTTCAAAGGTGTGCCGCTTGCGGAAATATTCTGGAATGTACTCTTCTTTGGCGCCGCAGGGAATCAGGTGAAAGCTGTGTTCCCAAAAACTCCACAGCATTTCTTCCTTGGCTTCTTCAGAGAGGTCAGTCCATGTTTCGTTTATGTGAAGGACCAGAGCCACGGAAAAGCTCAGGAAGCATCTTGGTTTTCGGCGGCTCTTATTGCTCGATCCACCTCCATGTTCTGGGTGTCACCGTAGATCGACTCCCAATCCAGCAAACCGTTGCTGATGTTGATCAGCTTTTTTGCCTGCTTTACTTTTGGCGTCCTGACGAAATAACGCCAGGATTTGGTGGTGGTTCGGGAAACATCAACCAGGTCGGCAACTTTTTGTTCGCCGATTTCCTTGATGTATTCTGCTAAGGTCATTTTAATTTCTGACATACGTTTCTCCTTGAAAAAAAGGGGGATAAGTTGGTTACAGAAAGTAAGCATAAACTATTGACACAAAGTTTTCAATCGTTTAGACTCACTATTGAATATTAAATTAATTGAGCCGAAATCATGACTATTCCACTGTACGAGCTTCGACAGTCTCGTCTAAAAAAACTGTCAGAAAAAATCGCTATCGAAAACGAAATCAAGACCATCACCAAACAAATACTGGACCATCCAGAATTGCAAATTGATTTGCCGAGACTGGCCAACCGCGGGGGTTCCGGAATCCAGGAGGGATTGACCGTCACCTATGCGGAAAGCCTTTCGTGGGACCAGGTGCTGCTTGATGATGCACGCAAGAAAATTCCCCCGGAAGCGTGGCCGTTCACAACAATTTACAAACTTGGCAAGCGTGACTTCAAAACCTATTGCATGGAACATGCGCAGGATTTTGCACCATTGATACAGCTTGCGGCAATCACCAAGGTGTCGCCGCACCCGAGGCTTACAGAAAAAGAATCCGGAGGTGCGTCATGAGCGACTTGTTCAGCAGTATCCGTAACCACAGCGATGTACCCATGGTCAGAATGAATGTATACGGCACCGACGGCATCGGCAAGACAACGATGGCGGCAGGTGCGCCCAGGCCTATCCTTATTGACGCCGAAGACGGCGCCAAATACATAAAGATGGACAAGTTTCCGGTTTGCGTGGTCTACGATGATGTCATCGACGCGATCGACGAACTGGCGAAGCAACCACACAACTACAAAACCGTGGTCCTCGACACCACCGATGCGGTCGAAAGGCTGTGCCAGGACGAGGTCAAGCAGCGCCACAACATAGATTCCATCGAGAAGCTGACCTACGGCAAGGGCTTTGTCGAAAGCTCCGAACTGTTTGCCGACATCCTGCGCAAGCTGGAAGCCCTGTCGCTGGAGAAAAGTATGCATATAATCCTGCTGTCGCATGTACAGATCAGGGTTTTTTCCGATCCGGAGCGCGAGCCTTACGACCGTTATGAAATGAATACGCACCGCCGTATCTCTTCCCTGATCAGGTCCTGGGTCGACTTCAACTTTTTTGCTAACCATGAAATCACCACGGTCAAGTCCGGAGACGGATTCAAACAGACGACACGCGGGGTTTCATATAGCGATAACCGGTATCTTTTTACCCAGAGAACCGCAGCCTACGACGCCAAGTCAAGGCTGGCACTGGACAAAAAGATACCTTTAAGCTGGCCTGCTTTTATTGCCGAGTGCAAAGGGGTAGCCCAAAAGGCAGCAGATGCTGCCAACACACCAAAAGAAACGTCACCATCACAGGAGGAAACAACCCATGGATGATTTTAATATTGACCTGAGCCAAGTCGAAGATACAGGCTCACAGGATGTCTACGAGCCGCTTCCAGAGGGAGTTTACGAATTGCAGGCAGAATTACGAATTGCAGGCAGAAACATGGGAGCGAAAAACTTCCAAGGCCGGAAACCAATACATCAAAGTGATGTATCGCGTATTGGGCCCAACCTTTGCCAACCGCGTGGTCTGGGAAAACTTTACCTACACCGGAGGCGGCGCCATTATTGCGCTGTCAATGCTGAAAAACTGGATCAGTGCAACCGGCGGCAACCCGGATGTTCCTCTCAACCAGGACACCATGGACGGGCTGATGCTGAGAAGTTTTTCTGGCAAAATAGGCATCGAGCACTCAACGGAAACCAATCCGGACACGGGAGAGCCAAAGTACACCAACAATCGCATCAAGACGTTCATTGGCCCAGCCAAGAAGAGCGTACCGCAAGCCTCTGTGGCTTCGCCGAAACAATCGGTGCCAACCGCAACCGGTATAGCGATTGACAATTGGGACTGAATGATCGCCTCCGATCACGAGTTTGCGCGGCTTCTCGTTTACCAAAAAGCCACAACTTGATGTAATCTTTAATACAGGAGCGATCAATGGAACTGCGTTATTATCAGGAAGAATCCCTGAATGCCCTGCTGGATTATTTCCGGGACCATCCCTTTGACCACAATCCCTTGCTGGTATTGCCTACCGCATCCGGCAAGACCATCGTATTTTCCCATCTGATCAAGGAACTGAGCAACGGCAACACCCGGTTCATGATCCTGGCACACCGGCAAGAGCTGGTTTCGCAGGCCAAGGACAAGCTGCTCAACGTCTGGCCGGAGGCGCCAGTCGGTATTCTTGCAGCCTCGCTCAAAAGTTACGACACCGATGCGCCGGTGCTGATCGCCTCCAGGGACACATTGGCGTCTTCTAAGCGCTTGGATGTGGTTCCGGGGGTAGACTATATAATTGTCGATGAAGCACACCATATCGCCCCTGTTGCGACGACACGCTATCGTAAGGTGCTGGACGCAATGCGAAAAAAGAAAGAGTGCCGCATCGTTGGCGTCACCGCAACCCCCTACCGCATGGGCCAGGGCTACATTTATGGCGACAAGCTGGACCATTTTTTTAAGGACATCGCCTACCAGATTTCCATACCGCAATTGGTGCAGGACGGCTATCTCTCTCGGCTGTCTGCATTTGCGGTAAAGAACCAAGCGGTAATCGACACCAAGGACGTGCGTGTTAAGTTCAAAGGTGGCGATTACCGTGAAGGCGATCTGGAAAAAGTTGTTCTTAGTGAGCCATTGATCATGGAAATTTTCAACGACTGGATGGACAAGGCCTATTTAAAAGGCAGGACGGCAACCGTATTCTTCTGCGTGTCGGTACTGCATGCGGAGAAGATGTGTTTGTTTCTACAGGAACAGGGCATCAGGGCCGAAGTGGTCACCGGCGATACACCAACCAAAGATCGTGAACGTATATTAAAAGAGTTTGATAGTGGCGCTGTCCATGCCTTGTGCAATGTTGGCGTGTTAACGGAGGGATGGGACGCGCCACGCACCGATTGCCTGGCGCTGTTGCGCCCGACCAAAAGCCTGGGCCTTTATGTCCAGATGTGCGGCCGTGGCATGCGTCCCTATCCGGACAAGGAAAATTGCCTGATGCTGGACTACGGCGAGAACATGCTCCGCCATGGCTGCCTGGACGAAGCGCTTCCCGAAGATGAAACGGCGAGGGGCAAGATCAAGGTTTGTGATTTCTGCTTTGCGGTCAACCCGAAGTCCTTTGACAACTGCCGTGAATGCAACACCCCGTTTCCACAGCGTCCGGCGTTTTATTTCCAGCCGCCATACAAGAAACCATCCCTGGCAAAAAGCGGCCATGCCGATGAAGGCTATGTGCTCTCTGATGAGCGCCAGGACGAAGTGCTGGAAAATATTTTTAACGTGAATAAAGTTTATGCGAGTTCAGCCGTTTCAAAGAACGGCAACATCTATTGCCGGGTTACGTTTGAATGCGGAGACTTGTTCAATACCTACAGCTTGCCGCTGATGTTTGGGCATCCGACGGCAAAACAGTTTGCCAAAAAGAGATGGAAACAGATTACTTTGGACATGTTTCCCCCGGCAGATGTGAGCGCTGCGGTCAGCCTTATAAACGAGGACGGCGCGTTCAGCCACATCGATGGCATCATGACCCAAAAAGAGGGTAAGTACGACAACATCAAGGTGATGTATTCTGGAGAAAGGAGAATTAAATTATGATTTTAATTGATGAGTTTGACCAGCTTGAACTGGTTGGACAAAAAAAGAGAGCCCATCTCGGCATGAGTGTAGTCGGCGGCAACGAAAGGCAGCTGTGGTTTGAGTTCAGGTGGTCCTTCCCGATGTTTGAAGACGGCCGTATCCTGCGCCTGTTTGATTTGGGGCACCGCATCGAGGACCAAGTGCTGGACCGGTTGAAAAAAATGAACGGCATCAGGGTTTCGTCAAAGAACAAGGACGGCACACAATACCGTTGTTCCTTTTTGGGCGACCACATGGGCGGCTCCCTTGACGGCATTGTCAAAAACGTAATTAAAGACGATCCGGAAGAAGTGTTGCTGCTCGAAGTCAAGTCGGCAAACGACAGGCGGTTCAAGGAACTCCAGCAAACCGGGGACTACGAGGCGTGGTCCACGAACTATTCAGTCCAGATCCAGTGCTACATGGCTGCGTTTGAATTGGACAGGGCGCTGATTATCGTCTACAACAAGAACGACTCCGAAATTTATACCGAGATTGTGGAAGCCAAGGACGGTGTTCTCGAAGAAATGATTGCAAAGGCGAAAAGAATTATTATGGCCGAGAAACCGGCACCGTCGCCCTATGCCTCAACCGATTACCGCATCCGTAAGTTCATGACCCCGAAACAGCAGGCCATTTACAACCTGAAACGATTGCCGGACAACGTCAATTGCCGCAACTGTGCCCACAGCGAACCCATGCTCGGGGAAGAGGGCGGCTGGCGCTGCCATAATTTCAGCAAACCCATCGATGAAGCCACCCAGCGCAAGGGCTGTGACCAGCACATCTGGCTGACTTCACTGGTGAATCTGCCGATAGAAAAAATGGGAGAAACCACCACTTCCTACCTGCGTGGCAACGATGTCTTTACCAATGCACCCAAAGACCAAGCGGGCAAAGATGTGTACACCAGCCAGGAAATGCGTGAGCTGTCCAAGGTCAACTACGATCCGGAAGTCATCAAGAAACTGATGCGGTTCCGGGAAGAGTTCGGGGTAGGCACACGCCTGGAAGAACTGACCAGAGATGGATGACGACCCGGTAAACCATCCGGCACACTACACCCAGGGACGCATAGAAGCGCTCGATGCCATTGGTGCTGCGCTTGATCCGAAAGAGTTTGTCGGCTACCTCCGTGGCCAGATCATCAAGTACATGTGGCGGGCGCCATTCAAGGGCAAGCCAGGGGAGGACTACCGCAAAGCCAGGTTCTATCTGGACATGCTGATTTCCAGGGAAGAGGCGATTGATCTCACCAAAAAAGTATAGTCCGAAATTCTAGTTTGTTGTTGCGCGACAACTCCGAAAGCCTTTAACCAAGGGCTTTTTCTTTAGACTCATTCTAAAAAAATACCCCAAATCGATCCAAACAAGGATCGTTTTTCTCAATTTTGTAAATTCTTAAGTTCCGTTTTCTCTTTGTAAATCAAGGACTTATAGCCCACATGGTATAATATAAGGGTGCCTTAAAAAAGCACACTGCGTTCTTTAACAACCAGACGCCACCGAGCGAAATTTTTAACTTTATTTATTTAAGAGGAAATTATTATGAGTATTCAAATTGAAAGACTAATGAAAAAATATCCACAAGTATTTATCGATGTCGAGTATTTAGGAAATGTCGATACAATCATAAATGGGTGCATACAAAGTTACGGTGATGGCACTTGGCTTTATATGAGTCCTGGTTGGTATTGTACAGCGAGTGATTGTAACTTTA